TTATTGAGGGAGATGGATTGTTTGCGAAGCGCATGGCTAGGGGCCGGTGCCCATCGTGTGATGCCAAAGTAGAGGGCAACCAATGTACGGTGTGCAAGTTGCGCATCATTGACAGCCGACCACCATCTGATAAGATATCAGATGATACGTTACCATCTGAGTGGGAGCCGGATATGCATGAAACATGGTTGTCTCCGACAGCGGAGCAGATAGCTGATAAGGAAGAAAAACTTTCATGGTCTTCCGCTGTGTCAGCTATCGAAGCGATTGTGATGGAAAAGCTGGAAGACATGGAGCATGGCTTTTTGTGTCAAGATTACACCGAGGATGACCGCAAAAAAGTGGAGGATGCATGGAACAGAATACTCAAGGGTTGACCCGGATCATTAGAATTCTTGACGAGGAGCTTACAGAGCTGATGACCGCAGGTCTGTACCGTCAGGCTGAAGAAACGCGCAAGCGTTTGGATACATACATTGACATGAGAAACTCTCAGGAAAGAAACACAGATGACAGACAACGTACTTAGTTTCCCCGTGAAGAAAGTTGAGAAGGCCAAAGAACCTGTGCCAAAGGTTTGTGAGATGGCAGCGGATCACTTTCAGGATCTGATCATCCTTGGTCAGAACAAGGAGGGGTCTGTGCAAATGGTCACGACCATTCACGATCCCGCTGAGATCTTCTGGTATTTTGAGGCCGCAAGGTTTGGCATCATGCTAGGTGATACAGACTCGGAGTAGCGACATGAAGTTCAACTATAAAACAAAACCGTATGACCACCAGCACACTGCACTGACTAAGTCGCATGATGCTAGGAACTATGGCTATTTTATGGAGATGGGTTGTGGCAAATCGAAAGTCTTACTTGATAACATCGTCTGGCTTTATGAAAACAAAAAGATCGACACCGCAGTTATCGTGGCTCCGAAAGGCGTCTACCGAAATTGGCAGACTAGCGAGATACCGACTCATCTACCAGAGGGCATTCCGCATGAGATTTATGTATGGAAAGCGAGTGCCAACAAAAAAGAAACAGAGCGTCTCCGAGATGCCATTAAGAAGCGTGGCGTCCTCCGCATATTTCTGGCGAATGTGGAGGGGTTTGCGACTGCGAAGCTGCCAAAGTATATGGAGGCATTCGTTGGAGACAGTACATTTCTTCTTGCGGTTGACGAGTCAACAACAATCAAGAATCCCAAAGCCAAGCGGACTAAAAGTCTGGTACGGCTCGGCACGACAGCGGCCTACAAGCGCATACTTACAGGGTCACCTGTTACGAAGTCGCCGCTAGACTTGTACGCACAGTGTGGATTCATGGACAAGAAGCTGCTGGGCCATGACTCTTACTACTCATTCCAAGGGCGGTACGCGATCACTCGCACACAGCGCATGGGCAGTCATTCATTTCAGCAGGTAGTGGGGTACAGAAATCTGGAGGAGCTATCGGATAAGCTGCGCACGTTCTCTTACCGTGTGACAAAGGAAGAAGCCCTAGACCTACCTGAGAAGATATATACCACTCGACAGGTGGGGCTGACTGATCAACAGCTAGACTACTATGCATCGATCAAGTCTGCGGCTATCGCCATCCTGGAGGATGGAGAGCTGGTCACAGCTCCAGCAGCCATGACTCAACTACTACGATTGCAGCAGGTTCTGTGTGGGCATGTGATGACAGACGATGGAGAGCTGGTTGAGGTTCCTACCAAGCGTCTGGCTGCGCTGGAGGAGTGCATCGATGAGATGGATGGCAAGGTTATCATTTGGTCGAGGTTCAGGTACGACATCAAGAAGATCGAAGCTGCCCTGAAAAAGACCCACGGTCCGAGTTCCACGGTCAGTTATTTTGGGGACACGACTGATGATGCAAGGCAGGAAGCGATCAAGTCTTTTCAGTTCGGGGACGCAAGGTTCTTTGTGGCTAACCCGCAGACCGCAGGATTTGGTTTGACTCTCACGGCAGCGACCAACGTGATCTACTATGCTAATGACTTCAACCTTGAGACTCGTGTTCAGTCTGAGGATCGTGCGCATCGTATTGGTCAGCATCACCCTGTCCTGTATGTGGATCTGATGACAAAGAACACGGTGGATGAACACATTGTGAAGACGTTGCAGTCAAAGATCGAGCTGTCTGCTCAGACTCTGGGTGAACAAGTGAAGAAATGGTTGGAACTAACCCCCCGCCGAAGTGACGGTTAGATGCGCGTTGTTCGGCATAGTCGGAGGTGCGCTGGCTTTGTTTGCTCCGGTATCTACTTTCTAGCTGATATGGGTACAGGGCACATTCATGTGTTTCCATGTCAACATATAACAGGCGGACACCTAGCTTCTTTTGTTCGTCACCTAAAAGACGTGAGATCACTGAGCCATTCTTTCGGCGTCCAGCTTTTTTCACGTCAAACAATAGCACCTTCCTAGTGGGGGTGATGGCTATCAGGTCAACCGGGCCTTGCTCCAAGAAAGGGGAGTAGACATAACAGTTTTGGGCGAACAGCCAGTTGGCAGCAATCAACTCGCATCGTTTACCGTCACTGTTTTTCTTTGCTGGTCTCATTTGGTTATTGACCTCTGGCTAAAACATAAGATAGTATACGTTAGCTGAACAGGGAATAGGAGTAAAGGTGTGGATACAAGTAAGTGGAAGTCTATCGCTGTGTCGATAGATATATACAGAACATTGCGCGAGCTTGCAGACAAGAACGACAGGTCTGTCAGTAAGCAGGTTGCTCATATGGTCAAGGCTGCGACTGAAAAGAAAGCTGCCTAACCAAGATTACGGTGTACATTTTGGGGTTGCAGTACACCGTTGGAATATGTATAACCCCGTCTCCGTCCGGTCAGGTTGACCGGACGGCCCAAAAGCCGAAGGGCTTAAACTTTGTACTAAAAGGAGAGTGCGATGAGCGATGTGTTTTCGCTGTTTGAAGAAGAGGCAGTCAACGCCGATAAGTTTGACACAGTTGGGAAGGAGGGCGCTTCGGAGCTTTCCAACCTTATCCGTCGATCTATTCAGATCGATCAGGAGATCAAGGATGCAGAACAGCATCTCAAGGATCTCAAGTTCAAGAAAAGAAAAGTGAACGAAGAAGATATCCCTATGCTCATGGAAGAGATGGGCATGGATAGGGTTGACGTGGATGGTAACAAGGTTACTCTCCGCCAGTTCGTTCATGCTCGTATCACCGAGGACAAACGCGATGAGGCTTTTGGTTTCTTGCGGTCTATCGGTGAGGCCGACATCATCAAGAATGACGTGACAGTATCCTTCTCTGCTGGGCAAGACAACCAAGCGGGTGCCGTGGTCGATGACCTGCGCAACCAAGGGTTGGAACCAGCGCAGAAGACACACGTTCATCCTATGACATTGAAGTCTTGGGTAAAGAATCGCATAGAAAGCGGTCAGGAAATAGACTTCGATACCTTCGGGGTATTTGTCGGCACAGAAGCCAAGATCACAAGGAGCTAGTTATGGAAGACGTAAGAACTCTTTTCAGAACAGACGCGCCTGACACGAGCATTGAAGCTGCATGCAGTATAGATCCGTCAAAGCTAGAGGGGCTTGTCTTACGAGCGATCATGGCATCCCCAAACGGGTGTATTTCCGACGATGTTCGTAGGTATTGTAAGGAAAAATTTAATATCAGGTCTTACTCCTCAGTGACGGCTAGGTATGCCTCGCTGGCGAGAAAAGGCCTGATTCAATACACAGGTGAAAGAAGGCCCGGTAAAAGCGGAAGAGGACAACGGGTAATGAAAGTAAATATGGAGCAAAAAAATGGCTGATACAGCAGTAGTAGAAAAGAAAGAAAACCTTCCCTCAACTATCATGGCTGACATGGCTCAGTTCGCTGGTGAGGGGATGGATAGCATCACCGCAGATGATATGCAGATCCCGTTCTTGCGGGTGCTGCAAGCTCTGTCTCCAGAGATCCAGAAGAACGATCCCAAGTTTATCAAGGGCGCGTCGGCTGGTGACCTAGTCAACACCGTTACTGGTGAGACTTGGGATGGAGACGAGGGTGTCGTGGTCATACCTTGCGGGTACACTCTCAAGTATCTTGAGTTTGGTTTGCGTGACTCAGGTGGTGGCTTTCAGGGTGAAATCCCTGCCAACCATCCCGACCTTGCCAACACTACCCGCGAGGGTAATGCGGAGATGCTACCAAGTGGCAATGAGTTGGTCCGTTCAGCCCAGCATCTTGTGATGATTGTGGACACCAAGACAGGTGCTACACAGCAAGCTATCTGTGACATGAAGAAGACCCAGCTCAAAGTCTCACGCCGCTGGAACACACAGATGCGTATGGTTCAGTATGACGGTCCTAATGGCCTGTTTAACCCACCTATGTGGGGCACTGCGTGGCGTCTTACAGTGGTCTCAGAGAGCAACGACAGGGGTACATGGTACAACTATGCTATCGCCCGTGTGGAGCCGTCCGAGGTGCCAGATTCAGCATTCATGGCTGCGCGTACCTTCTTCCAGTCGTTCAAGTCAGGTGAGGTACAGACCTCCGCTGGCACGAGTGATGAGATGACTAAGAAGCACGATAACGACGGAGACGATATCCCATTCTAATCGCCGGGATGTTGCGACGTGGGTCAGGGGGCCGCGTGTATAAAGACCAAATGATCCCGGCAAGGGCTTACCTCGCCCTGGTAAATCATCATTTGGTTACCCCCTGCTCTTTCTAACACGAGGGGGCAGAGATGAACCTAGAAGAAAAGTTCATGGCGGCGTTTGATGGTTTTAGCGGCGCACATGGACAGACACAAATATCAGAAGAGAGACGCGCTGGTAAGCAGAAAGCGAACTCTCGTATCGTCAGACAACCACTGACGCTTGATCTCGTTAAGTCTCATCTCGGCGGTGCCCGAGGCGTGGGATCTATACCTATCAAGGAAAACAACAAGTGCTTGTTTGGTGCGCTTGACATTGACCAGTATCCTCTTGACCTCGCTGCGATAGATCGCAGGCTGCGGGAGAGTGAGATACCGTGCATCGTTTGCCGATCAAAGTCAGGCGGTGCGCATATATTCTTTTTCTTTACCGAAGAGATAAGTGCCGGAGAATTTCGTGACAAGGCCGGCGAGATCTCTGCGTTTCTTGGGTATGGTGGGTGCGAAATATTTCCCAAGCAAGAGCAGATTCTCGTCGAGCGTGGAGATGTTGGTAACTTCATCAACCTGCCGTACTTTGACCACGAGCAGACCACTAGGTATGCGGTCAAGGAAGATGGTCAGGATGCTACGCTGGAGGAATTTGTTGAGTTAGTTGAGAAGCGCAAGTGTACACCCAAAGAATTTGTGAACACTAAACTTGGCAACAGCATTGATGAGTTCAACGAGTACCCCCCATGCCTACAGGGTATGTTCTCTGATGGTGTGCCAGAGGGTACAAGAAACACTGTAATGTTTGCGGCCTGTGTGGCTTGCAAAAAAGAGCAGCCTGAAAGCTGGAAATCTAGGCTGGAGGAGATCAACACAAAGTATGTGCAGCCTTCTTTGCCTGCGTCAGAGATCGTCACCATACAGCAGCAGCACGAGAAGAAAGAGTACGGCTACCCCTGCCAGCAGGAGCCGCTGAAGTCTCGCTGCAACAAATCATTGTGCAAGACAAGGAAGCATGGGGTTGGGGGCAACAGGGCAAGCGCAGACATCACAGGGCTGTGCGTGGTTAAGTCCGAGCCACCTGTCTGGTTCTGTGATGTTGATGGTAGCCGCGTCGAGTTGACCACTGAAGAGCTACAGACTCCACAAAAGTTTCAGAAGGCTTGCATGGAACAGGTCAGGATTATGCCACCACTTTTGAAGATGGCAGACTGGCAAGACCTAGTTTCGATGATGATGGAGGACATGAGCGAGATAGATGTGCCAGAGGAACTGACCTATAAGGGACAGTTTGTTGATTATCTGGAAGAATTCTGTGTCGGTAGAGTTCAAGCTGCAAGCCCAGAGGAGCTATCTCTTGGTAAGCCGTGGACAGATGAAGGCATCACATATTTTAGGATTGAGGCTTTAATTAAATATCTGCGGAACCACCGCTTCGATAGCTATAGTCGTGGGCAAATACAGGAACGTCTGAAAGAGATGAACCCTGATGGTAAGGCTAATGGGTTAAAGAGTTTTAAGGACTCAAAAGGTGAGTGGAAAAACATACGAGTTTGGCATGTGCCAGAGTTCAGTTCTCAGGTTGAAGTGCCGTCGGTAGAGGTTAAAGAAGCGGAGGTGCCGTTTTAATGGAAACAACTATCTTTGGCCCACCGGGCACAGGCAAGACAACTACGCTACTGAACATTGTTGATGATGCCTTGCAGGGCGGCATGAACCCAAGCCGCATAGGTTTTGTTTCGTTCAGTAAGAAGGCTGCAACGGAAGCAAAAGAAAGAGCATTACAGAAGTTTGGAATCGACCCAAAGTACCTAACGCATTTCAGGACTTTACATTCTATGGCGTTCCAATACCTCGGCCTTAGATCACAGGACGTGATGAAGGGCGCTGACTACACTGAGCTTTCTACTCTGGTGGGACTCCCGTTCTCGTCTCATGCATCTCTTACAATGGACGACGGGCTACTGTTCAAAGCAGGGAGGGGTGGGGATGCGTATCTGAATCTTATCAACCTAGCTAGGGCAAGGCAGGTCAGTGTTGAGACACAGTATCATCAGTTAAACGACTGGCGGATTCAGTTGCGTCAACTCAGAGTTATAGACGGTGCGCTTACATCTTATAAAAGTGCAAAGGGCAAGATGGATTTCGTGGACATGATTGAGCAGTTTGTTGAAGGCGGGGAGGGTCCGCATTTCGATCTGCTGATCGTTGATGAGGCACAGGACTTGGTTCCGTTGCAGTGGCGCATGGTGAAAGACATTCTAGTTCCGAGGTCCGAGCGCACATATTATGCGGGCGACGATGACCAGTGTATCTATTCTTGGATGGGCGTTGACGTTCAAGATTTTATGAAGTCCTGTGATGACGTGAGAGTATTGAGTAAGTCATACAGGCTTCCCGCACCAGTGTATAACGTCGCGCAAAACATCGTAAAACGAGTGAGCTTGCGGCAAGAAAAACACTGGTCACCCAATGATCACGATGGATCAGTCAATTGGCACTATGATATACTGGACGTAGACATCCGGTCTGGTGAGTGGTTGATTCTTGGTAGAACAAACAACATCGTCAACAGAGTTGGCACCATGCTCAAAGAGCAAGGCTTCGTGTTCTGGCGCGAAGGCCGAGGTAAAAACGGATGGTCTGTATCCCCTAACACTTTAGAAGCACTGGAGGTATGGTTACGGCTATGCAGAGGAGAGACGTTTTCATCCGAGGAACTAAAACAATTTGGCAAGTTTATGAGGAAGGAAGCTATAACCCCGGCTGGGAAGCGACGTTTGAACAATTTAGACCCCGAAGAAACCTACACTCTCGACGACATTATAGAGAAGTGCAGCTTACTCGTTACACGAGAGACACACTGGTCGCAGGTGATCAAGGTGTCGGACAGGGAGGTGACATACATCACCTCAGTTCGCCGGAGTGGGGAGAAGATTCTGGGGAACTCCAAGCCGAGGATTCGTCTATCGACGATTCATGCCGCGAAAGGTGGGGAGTCGGATAATGTAATCCTTCTCACCGAGACCAACACAGCCTGCGAAAAAAGCCTCGACCAAGATGGCGAAGCCCGTTGTTTCTATGTGGGAGCAACGAGGGCCAAGAAAAACTTACACATAGTTGAATCAGGGAATCCGAGGTACAAGATATGAAAACGAGAGAAGACTTCCTCAAGGAAGCAGAGTCACTGATCAACGGTCCGAGGGCCAAGGAATATGGTCCTGCAAAGCTGAACCACCAGCGTATCGCAGACATATGGACGATTCTGCTACGGGGTAAATTATCGTCCGAAATTACACCGGAAGAGGTGGTGGCCTGTATGGTGGGCTTGAAGCTGGCAAGACTGGCAGAGGACATTAGCAAGGATGATTCATGGGTAGACATCATTGGGTACGCAGCGTTGGGCGGGGAGATCATCAACGATGAAGGCTGATTTGTTTGAAGATGAGGGGGACACTTGGTCACCCCCGTCCACGTTTCCTGATCTCACCAACTGTGACAGGATAGCCATTGACCTAGAGACTCGCGATCCAAACCTGATGACGTTGGGTCCAGGATGGTGCCGAAACGACGGATACGTTATTGGTTACGCTGTGGCTGCGGGGGACTTCGTCGGTTATTTCCCGGTGCGGCATGAGTCCGGAAACATGCCAGAGCGCATGGTAGTTAACTGGCTAAAGAAACAGATGGACACGCCTCACATTGAGAAGGTTATGCACAATGCCATGTACGATCTTGGCTGGATGCGCTGGGCTGGTATCGAAGTGAAGGGTAAAATTATCGACACAATGATTGCAGCTCCGCTGCTCAATGAGAATCGCAGGTTCTATAACCTGAACTCGCTGGCGGGCGAATATCTTGGTGAGTGGAAGAACGAGAAGATGCTGCGGTCTGCGGCGTCTATGCATGGCGTCGATCCAAAGAGCGAGATGTGGAAGCTAGACTCCTGTTTCGTAGGTCGATACGCGGAGCAGGACGCCTCTGTTACCCTCAAACTATGGGACAGACTGAGCATAGACATAAATAAAGATGAGGTTACCAGCATCTTTGCGTTAGAGTCCGGGCTGCTGCCCGTGCTGCTTGACATGAAGACAAAGGGTGTGCGGGTAAATCTGGACAAAGCAGAGCTGGTCAAGAAAGATCTGAAGAAACGTGAGTCAGCCCTACTTAAAGAAATAAAGGAAGAGACCGGCATCGCCGTGGAGCCGTGGGCTGCTGCATCTGTAGCAAAGGTGTTTGACAGTCTGGGTCTTTCTTACAACAGGACAGAAGGATCTAATGCGCCCTCCTTTACAAAGAACTTTCTGGCGAATCATACGCACCCTGTCGCGCAAAAGATTGTACGCCTGCGCGAGTTTAACAAGGCCAACACGACATTTGTCGAGACTATTCTTAATCATGCGCATAATGGTCGTATCCATTGTGATTTTCATCCTCTTCGTACAGATGACGGGGGCACAGTTACAGGAAGATTTTCGTCGTCCAACCCGAATCTCCAGCAAATCCCAGCGAGAGATCCAGAAATCAAAGCGATGATTCGTGGTTTGTTTATACCCGAAGAAGGGTGTAAATGGGGAAGCTTTGACTATTCGGCCCAGGAGCCGCGCTGGCTTGCTCACTACTGTGCTAGTATGCCAAACCCCCACCCATCTGTCGAGGGCGTCGTTGCCGCATACAAAGAGGGTGACGCTGACTTTCACCAGATGGTGGCAGATCTTGCTGGAATTACACGCAAGGAAGCAAAGACAGTAAACCTTGGTATCATGTACGGTATGGGCAAGAAGAAGCTGGCTGGTGTGCTAGACATCGACCTCAATGAGGCAACTGAACTGATGGAGGGATATCACTCCAAGGTTCCTTTCGTTAAAGGCATGGCGGATGCTGCTGCTAAAGCAGCGATGGATAACGGTAAGATTCGCACATGGCTGGGGCGGAAGTGTCGCTTCGATATGTGGGAGCCAAAGTCATTTGGCTACAACAAGGCTATGAAACTGGAGGAAGCAGCAGAAGAGTACGGCGGCAAGGGCCGCATCCGTAGAGCGTTTACTTACAAGGCTCTCAACAAACTGATCCAAGGTTCAAGCGCCGACCAAACAAAGAAGGCAATGGTTGACTGCTACGCAGAGGGTCTTGTGCCAATGTTAACAGTTCACGACGAGCTATGCTTTAGTGTACAATCAGAGGACGAGGCGGAACGTATTAAAGAAATCATGGAGACATGCGTTGATGGCTTGAAGGTTCCGTTTGAGGTAGATGCCGAGCTTGGTGACAACTGGGGAGAGGTAGGATGATCCGGTGTTTTCATTGTGAGCATGAGCTTATCTGGGGCGGGGACCACGATGCAGAAGATGATGAGGGTGGAGCAATGATTGAGTCCAACCTGTCATGTCCTAACTGCAATGCGTTCTATCTTGTCTGGCTTCCGATAGACGAGAGTTGATATGTTATTCAAAGCAGCGTTGATGATATGCCTGATAGCTCGTCCCGACGCTTGCTTTATCGCGGACGATACTCGCGGACCATATGAAAGCATCGCTGTGTGCAGCGACAGATTAGCTGATATGATCGTCACAATAGAAAACGACGAGACAATAGGTGCTATTCACTACGTCCGGGGTGCGAGGTGCGAGGTTGACACAACCACCAAGCATAAAACATCGATTCTCAGCGACCTCAAGGTACTAGGACACGGCACCCCTTAACGAAGTCCACGAGAATCGACATTTTTATCTAATGATTTTAGTTACTTACTCAAGCTCTGCAAGTGCCCGCATACGCTCGACCAAGCGTCTTGCGCGGTTGGGAACCTGAGTATACCACCTGGAATCGACCATCTCGTCGGCTGCTGCCATAAAGTCACGAGCATCCACACCACGTTTCATGCCCTTGAACTTGCTGAGTCGAGGACGACCCATGTTGAACATCATGTTTGCAATTATGTGCTGGCACTCTTCGGGCAGCTCGTCGAAGTCTGGGTACAGAACCTTGCACTCTTCTACCGTAACAGCCATGTCGAGGTTGAACAGTTGCTTGACTCGCTCCTGTTCGACCACTGTACCGACAGGCTTGCCGTGTTCTTGGTCCGACTCTGTAATCAAATGACCGATACCCGTTGTGGGTAGGCCGAGATGATCCAAATAAATTTCGTACTTGCAGCCTTCGTCCTCTGCGATTTCCTCG